TTGACCATTTTTACAGTCTGATTGGCAAGATTTGTTAGATAGTTTGATGCAGCGCCTGTGGCAGCAGCAGCTAACACTTCTTTGACTGATCCACCACGGATGGCAGCCATACCGCCAGACACAGCGGCTGATCCAATCAAGCTGGTAGTACCTGCTGATAGTGCAGTGCCTGTTACCGAACTTACTGCTTTGCCCAGAGCGTTGCCAATAACAGGAGTAACAAAGGTTGTGAGGCCAGCCAAAGCACCTGAAGTAAGAACTTGTTTTAAATCGCCGCCTGCGGCCAAAGTTACACCCGCACTCAGCGCAGCAGCACCTATTACACTAGCTGTAGTTGATGTTAGCGCAGCACCAGAAATCCAAGAGCCAACCATTGGAATTATCTGAGGAGCAAAGATTGCAATTGCCGGCATGATGATTGGAGCAATGGCCTTGATAGCTTTTTTAAAGCCTCTCCATAAGTCACTAAAGAAGCCAAACTCAGGTAAACCAGTATCAGGATTTACAGTTCCTGATCCACCACGTGCTTTTAGCAGCGCAGCTTCTTCAGGTGTGATATGAGCCAGCATGGTGTCACCACCACGTCCTTGAGATTGTAATTGTTGAGCTAGATCTTGCATTGCCATTGTGGTTCCTTATTGTGCTGTGGGTGTGTTCATTTGTTCTGCCACTTTGCCCAGCACAACCATGGTGGCCATCATTTGAAAGTCAGGCTTTTTTAAATCTTCAGCAGTTTCCAATCGCTTGCTAACCATGTACTTTACAAACTCTGGATATTTCTTTTTGTCTGTCAGTGCTGCTTCAGCCAAGCGGCCAATTTCCACAAACATCTCCACAGGCATGCCACTGGCTTCAATAGCTGCTCGAGCTTCAGCTGTGGCTTGATCTCTAGTGACAGGATTTTCGACCAGTTGTTGTTGCTTGTTCATGCCCGACTTGGCATATTGTGCGCCCACTTTTGGGAAGTTAACTTTTACTTTGGGTGTTTTCATAGTAATATTTACCGCTAGGGCTTTTTTGAGCCTTATTGCTTGACCACTTGAGCTGATATGCTTCGTAGTTTTAACTCATCTGATGTGACTTGCATGTCACCACCAAGATTGTTTCTGAATTTTACTTCAAGGATGTAACGATAAAATCCTGGATCTGGTTCATCAATGAATGTGGCAAACACAGTTTCTTGCAAAGGCAATGTGCCTGTGCCTGACAGACCCGAAAACTCATATGCTTTTTCTACTACCACAACAGGTGTGGCAAACAAGAAATCAGGGTTGGTTGGATCTTCGTTGATAAAACCTGTGTATCTTCTGATGGCAACAGTATAGGTCAATATGGCTGGTGCAGAAAATACTTCATAGCTTATTAAATTATCTAATTGTCCAGACAAGAACACTCTATCACTGGCACCAGTTACTGTCACACGGCTATCGCAATCTGTGGAGTTAAAGAAGTTACCTGTTGTAAAATATTCTACTGTGCCACCTGATGATGGAGCCAGCAATGGATATGCTGCTTGTAATCTAATGATCACATATGTTGTGGTGCATTCTACCACACCAATCTGTACGCCATCAAAGTTCAACATGTCATCATATGCAGGATCTGCTATACTATCAACACTCAATCCATTACCCAGAGCAAATGGCGGTGTTGTTAATCCTGCTGTGGTGTAATCAATCTTGACTGTTCTATCATCCAGCATCTCCACTGTGTCTATTGTGATGGCAGGAACATACAGTTGTGCTATACTTGACTGACTGAATGGTATACGAAAGTTAGCTGTAAGATATGCAGGTGTAAAACTTGAAAACCCAGCAAAGTTCTGACCCAGTCCAGCAGGTCCTGACAGCAAGTAGTTTACAGCATCAAGGATGCCTTCGTCATCGCCTGCATCAACAGGATATTTTGCAGTCATTAGCGGTCATCCTCTACTTGTGTGATTTGCCAAGTTGTGGCCGAACACAGCCACATGGTGCTGTTGCTGGTGTTGTTGAGTTCAATGGTGTTCACACGAAATGCATTTTGGTTGATCTGTGCCCAGGGGTTGAGATTGTAAGTGCCATCAGCATCTATGGGTATTGTGACAGGTGTTTTGGCTATGGGTACTGAACCCACACTGTTGGCACCTTCAATTGTGACAGTGATATTGCCTTTGAGAGCAGTGTCCACTGCAGGATCAATGGGCAGTTCATTGTTGTCTAGGTTTATCACACTGGGCAGTATACGATGCACCATGAGCTTGCTTGAATAGTCTTTGAGCAGTCGAATGTTGTCTCTGCGGAATGTGCTCTCAATGTTGCCTGACGGATTGGCGTTTGAAGTCAAGAAACTAAAGCCTTGATCTTTTTGCACAAGTTTCTGACTGGCTACACCACGTGCATACACCACTGTTCTTGATCCCAGGTTAGGATACCATTCAGGCAGGCTTGAATCTGTTTGATCAACATAGATTGGTGATTCACAGGCCATGGTGGCTGAACTTACATCTCTTGGAGCATTCCAAATATCCAGATCATATCTATAACTCAACATCTTGTTGGGCACACCATTCACAATGGGATTGGTTGCTGATGCGTATTCGGGTTTGGTAGTGTAGTAAATTTCTATCTGACTGCGTTGTGTGTTTGTTTCCATGAACACACGGTCATAATAGGCAGGATCCAACTGATCATAGAACCAGTTCTTCACACGTTGATTGCCTATGCCAGTAAAGTCTTGTCCATCAAACACCCAGACATCTCTGGCATCCACGCCATACACCAGTTTGTCTGTGTTGGCCCAGCAGTTGCTTGAAAGTAGGCCACGGCCTTGATTGAACTGACGCACACCCAGGATAGGTGCACTAGTGGTTGAATAGTTGATGGGTGAAAACACCACTGTGTCCCAGTAGCTACACAAGAAGAATTGTCCATTACAAGGAAACGCATCCAAAGCAGGTCCGCGCAGCGGCACTTCCAACTGGTTGGCCACATTGGTGATAGTTGGCTGCCAGGTAGAGGGTGCTTGATTTATGCCAAATGCCTGGCTCCACTGCACTGTGACAGGAAAAGTAACTTCGGTATCATCTAGTTCTGTCACTGTTAGGTTGCCTGCTACCAGGATTGAACCCACGTTGGGTGTGGAGTAAATGCGCATGAAATTGGCATAGTAACTCTTCCAGTTGGGATTGTAGTTCCAGGTATAAGCAGGTGATACTGATCCCAGCGGGCCGCCAGGGTAAGCAGCGCCAGGCACAGCAAGATAATCAATGGTGCTGGCAGTAGAACTTACCACTGTGAACTCACCATTGTAGAAGTTGTTTACTTCTGAGATCAAAATCTTTTGTCCAGCAATATAAGGTGCTGTGGCATAGGCAGTGGTCAATGTGATACGTTGTGTTGTGGGGTTCACATAAACAATGTTGGCAATTTCTGCAGGCAATATCAAGTTTGAATACTGAACCAGGATAGCACCTGGTTCATCCGGCAAGAACATGGGAGCACCCACTGTGTCGTTGAACAACACCACTGTGCCATTCCAGGCTTCAGTGATGTTGGTGGCTTGATTGTAGCCCGGGATAGGTGTGCCTCCGGGTGTGATGTTGTACCAAGGCACAAAGCCATCGCTGGCATACCAGTTGCCTTCTGTTGTGGCCACAATGAACCAAAATTGTCCTGATTGTCTAAATCCGCCTGTGACATAGGTCGGTGTGCCAGGCACTGTGTCTAGTATGGCTTGATCACCTGACATTGATCTAATGCCACGCACGTCTGTTTCCACATTGAGACCTGAGTTGTATTCATTGGGTTGTAGTGCGCTGCTGGGCACATCTGGAGTGAAGCTCATCTTGGCGAATGGTACAATCACTTGTTGATATGCTGAATTTATATTTGCCATTGTTATTTTCTCAATTTAATGGGTAGCGAATCATAACCAGGCCGGAGCCGCCTGTGCCACCAACGACGCCGCCGCCGAATTGGCCTCCTCCGCCACCACCACCACCGGTGTTTGCTGTGCCATTGCCACCATTACCACTGGTGGTGCCATTGCCACCACCACCTAGACCGCCTGTGCCGGCAGTAATGGTAATTGCTCCTCCTCCGCCACCACCACCATAATAGGTTGGTGTGCCAGAAAAACTCCATTCAACACCATCACCACCATCACCTGCTTTGACCCCTTGGTTGGCGTTTTCTCCGTCATATGGCGCACCTGTGCCACCTGTGCCACCTCCGCCGCCAGCTCCTGACACACTGCTTGTATTACTGGCTGTTCCTGCTCCGCCGTTGCCAGCTACACCAACAGTACCAGTTCCACCTGCTCCGCCGCCGGGTGATCCACCACCTGCGGAACCACCATTTGTGCTGTTGCCACCTGCTACAGGGCCTCCTGAATAACTGGCTCCTGGTGCTCCTCCTCCAACAGTGCCAGCAATAAACGCCGGACTAATACTGCTGTCAGACCCATAATTTTGAGAAGTGCCGCCTGCTCCCACAGTTATGGTATGAGAGCCCACGGTCAACGCAAAGTTTTGGGCGCCAAGTTCACCACTATACACAGCACCGCCACCTCCTCCACCACCTCCACCACTACCTGCTCCACCACCACCACCACCACACAAAAATTCTTGAGCAACGGATTGACCAGCCCGGTTACCGACACTGGTCACTGTGAATGTGCCATTAGAGGTGAATGTGTGAACTCGATACGGCACTCCGCTGACAGTGATGTCAGTTATTGTGCCACCAGTGGCCACAATGCCAGTTGTGTTATTCCACCATCCGGCGTATTGTGCTGTTCTTGAGGATCCCAAAGACATTACACAAACTCCGGTGACACAGTGGTCAGGTAAGTGACTGTACCGCGCACATTGGCTGCTGTTACTGAAATCATTGTGACTGCGTTGGCAGTGGCACCCACACTTGAAATATTGGCAGCATACTTGTAGGTGGCACCTGTGGGCAAAGTCACTGTGTAAGGTGTAGCACCCTGTTCCACAATAATGGTCAAGGTATCTACCTGTGCATCACTTGTGGAACCGTCACTCACACTGGTGACCATGTTTGAGTAACCTGTGATGGTGCAGTTGCCTGTGGGCGCAATGTTGTGCACCTGTGCTGTGTTCTTGTCTATGGCAAATGATCCTGAAGTGGCAGTGGCTGTTTCAAATTCATGATATCTACGCAAGCTACCCAGTTGTATCTGGGCCAGGTCATCTGCGTTGTAGAACGCATAATACTGCGGTGCTTGACGTATTTGGTTGACCACACTAACACCAGTCGTACTGCTTGTGGCATTGCTGCCATGATAGAAACCATACACATTGCCTGAAGGCACAGAGGCCAAAATCATACCAGTTGAATAACCAATGATGTTGCCTATGTTGCCAGGCGACCCACCTACTGGTGAAGTGATAAGGTTGTTGATGCCAAAAGCATTGAGCACAGTGCTGCCTGCCTGAATCTGCAAGGCACCACCGTTGACAGCAGCATGGCTAATTGTGGTGTTGCCCAAGTTGTAGGGTGAGATATTGCCAACATCAACATTGAACTGTCCTCCAGCAACTGAAAATATGTTGCCAGGACCCTGACTCAATGATATGGTATTGGCTGCGGTACCACCACCAATTCGCATAGTGCCACCCGCGGCCTGGTTTCGCATGCTGCCGTTTGTGACATTGGCTGTGAGCGAAATCAGTGCATCTCCCTGCAACAAACGCACTTGTGTGGCTGTGTTGCCGCGGTTAAAAGCATCACTGACCAACAAGCGGTTTTGCTGTGCTGAGTGCGAGATGTTGCCTGCCCAGCCTGTGCCTATGACAACGCGACCATTTACCCCTGTGGCTGCAGTGCCACCATCTGGCAAGAATGCCATGTCTGTGGCAATGTTCTTGCCTGATACCACAATGTTGCCTGTGGTGCCCACATTGGCAGTGCCCACTACAGTTTGTTGCGTTGATGTCAAGTTGGCTGTGGCCACAAGATTGGCACCTGTGATGTTGCCTGTGGCACTGATCACTGTGGTAGTGACCTGACCTGTACCATTGGGATTGAGTTGAATGTTGCCATTCACACCGTTGACCACGGTGATGTTGCCTTCCACAGCAGATCCTTCGTGTGTGCGTAGGATCAAGTTGCCTGTGCCGTGTGTGACAATGGTGGCGTCAGTGTTGTTGTCGCCAATTCTGACAGAATCAGCGTCAAGATGTATGTCGCCAGTGCCGTCTGCTGTGATTGTGACATTCTGACCTACCGCACCCGTAATGTTGCTCACATACAGAGTGGTGGTCACCGTGCTGTTGCCTGAAGTGATGTTGCCTGTGGTGGTTATGGTATTAGATCCAAACCCGTTGCCCAAGAAGTTGGCCACATTGGCATTGCCGTATGTGCCAGCAGGCAAGTTGGTGAGTTGGCTACCATCACCAATAAAGAAACCTGCTGTGACATTGCCTGTAGTTGAAATGGGATTGGATCCAAATGCTGCCAAGTTAGCAGCCACATTGGCGTTGCCATATGTGGCAGGCAGTCCTGTGAGTTGTGATCCATTGCCAATGAAGAAATTGCCTGCCACATTGGCAGTTGTGGTTATGTTGCCTGTTGAGCTAATGGTGTTGGAGCCAAATGCTGCCAGTAGTGTGGTCACATTAGCATTGCCATATGTGGCAGGCAAGCCTGTTAGCTGTGATCCGTTGCCTAAAAAGTAATTGCCTTGTATATTGCCTACTGCTGTGATAGCACCTGGCACATCTAGTTCACCTGTGGTATTGGTAAACGTAAAACCTGCGGCAGTTCCAATATTGCCAGCATTGTTGTACAGCACTTGTGTGTTGGCACCAGGCACAGAAACGTTGCCTATAATGTTGCCGGCAAAGTTGCCTATAAAAAATCCTGCTGTGGTAATGTTGCCTGTGGCTGAAATAGTGCCTGTGGTGTTCACAGCGCCAGTGGCAGTGATGTTGCCTACAGTGTTGGCTCCGTCTGTGCCCACACTCAACAGGCTCACAACATTGGCATTGCCATAGGCTCCTTGTGCTACTGCTGACCCTGCACCTGAATACAGTGTGGTAAAATTTCTACTTGAAGTTGTTGACATCTTGGTGTGTCCTTATTTGATGTTGTATTGGCGATAGATACGTGGTTGCCATACACTTGTAAAGCGTGTGTGTCCGCCTGACCACTTGCCTTTGTTGTTTTGATCTGTGACTTGATTCCAGGCATCATCAAACTTGGCTTTGAAGTTGGCAGCGTCTTCGGCATTGTGACGCTTGAGATAGTATTCCATCAAGGTGGCATACACATAGCCTTCAGGCCAGGTCTGTAACACCGCATTTGATTGCACTGTTTGGTCAGCCAGATAGATGTTGGTAATTGTGCCTGCTGTGGGAGTGGTTCCGCCTGTGGCCGTGAATGTAATACTTGTGTTGCTGACCACTGTGTCTACTGTGTAAACACCTGCACCACCCAATGACCCTGTGCCATTGGTAGCAGTTATGATGTCGCCTGTGGCTAGACCTGTTGTGGTGCTCATGCCTGTGATAGTTGCTTGCCAAGGTGAGCTTGCGCCCACAATTGATCCCACTGTGCCTGTGGTAGAGATCAACTGATCTTCTACAGGAGCAAACAGCAAGGGCCAGGCCTTGTAGTAGTACAGGTTCACCAGGGCGCCTTCGCCAAGATAAGGCAAAAAGTGATACTTGTCTGCCACTTCAGAAAACTTGCCGCGAATCACAGCAGGCACGTTCACGGGTGAAAGATATAGTTGAGCAATCATGCCTTGTGTGATGATGTCTCTGTCGCCAATGCGGTCATACACAATCCAGGGCCCTGTTTGACTTGACTGTTGTCCGCCTGGATTGCCTTGCTTGAAGAACAAGATGGGCTTGTTCATGTCATCTGGAATGGAAATGTAACCTTCTGAATCAGCAACACCAATGTTTTCTGCTGCATAAGGATCTGATCGCAGCGCAGGCAACTCAATGTTACGCATGGCCAGTTCTGCTAGAAAAATACATTGCTTGACTTCAGCATCGTTGGTTGAACCAGTAAAGTCCTTGATATAAGATACCAGTGCGTCGCCTGTGGGTATTACAAACATTTTTTAGTGTCCTTGGAAGAAGCGTTTTTCGCCTGCCTTGGTGGGATAAGGCACATCAACAGGTATAGGCAGCTTTCCGCCTGGATAGCACACATACTGATTGTATTCGCGTTCTACCACTCGATAGAACTGTGCTTTTAACGTGCGATCGTGTTTGATAGCTGCCCAAGGCATGCCACCAAAATACTGATCACTTATACGGATGCTTACAACATTGGGCAAGTCCATCCATTTGTAGGTAAGTTTACCATCGTCGCCAATGGGTGCCAGTGGATCATTGTGTCCTGATTCCACTGCTTTGCGATAGGCCTGGCAACGGCGTGCCACAGCTTCAGCATTCTTTTGCTCTCGTCGAATGTAGAACTTGCCATCTTCACGACCAGTAGTGGTTATGATGTTTTGGCTGCCGCTCAAACTGGTTCTTTGCCAATCGCCTTTCATGGCATTGTATAACTTGTCGTTTTTGAGCAAGGTATCTGCTATGCCATTGTGGTTGGTAACCATGCCACCATGGTCTTGACGCCAGTAATCCAAGTTCTTTTCTGGGTCTGTGTCGTCTAGGTATTCGGGGTTGTTTAGATCATCGCTCATGCAAGTATTTAGTGGGATCCTAAAATACACGGTCAAGTCAAGACAAAAGGGCCGAAGCCCTTTTGTTTGGTATCACTTGACGAGTGATTAAACGTAGCTGTCGCCAGCGCCTGTGTTGACACGTTGTACAAATGTGCTTGTACGTGGTCCAGACACAGCAGCACCTGTTGCACTGATGTTGTGTAGAACGCCAACGCCTGCTGGGTTACGCACAATCAATGTGCCTTCCATCAAGAACTGGTCCAAACTTGCGTCAGCGTTTGAGAACACTTCGTTGTTGGGTCCAAGATCACGCAAACTACCCCATTGTACCACATCTTCGTTCAGGAAGTAGATCTGATCACTTACACCAGACTGGTCCATGATCCAACTATCATAGATTTCGTATGTGTAGTTGAAGTCACCTTCATAAGTCTGGATTGTGTCACCACGCTCAACGTTACGACGGTTGATAGAAGTGTTAGAGTTAACAATGTTGTCAGAGATCATGGTACGCAGGCTAGTTGGAACTACCATTGTGCGGATCTTGGCATTGTAACGCTGTTCAGCAGTTGTTACCAATTGCTTGTACAACACAGGCTGGAACAATTGGTTGGTAAATGTGCCAGTATAGAACTCAGTGCCATTGGCGCTGATGTTCAAGTTACCAACGTTGGCAGTGCTGGAGTCAGAACTTGCGTTGTTGGTGTTTGTGGTGATGTTGGCTGTGCCAGCATTGGTTGGGTTGAAACTATGTGTTCCTGCGAAACTATTCAATGAACCCATACGACGACCACCTGTTTGGCTAGTGCCAGGGTTGGTGATAGCTGTGCCTGATTGACCAGAGTATTGTGTGCCGATTTGGTCAGCGCGAACCAATTGTTGCTCAACGTCGAACATGAGTTCGATCAATTGCTTGACTTCTTGGTATGCTTGTGGATCTCCACCAGCCTGCATCACAGCACGAGCTGTTCCAGAAGCCGCAATTGTGGTCTGGAAAATCTGTGTGTAGTTGCCTAGGTTGTAACGACTATTGCTTTCTGCGTTGGCTGTGGATACAGCGGCACCTTCTTGCACAGCTTGAGCTGATGGCAAGCGATAGATGTCATCTGTCCACAAAGGCAATGTTGAATTGACCTTGCGCTTTTTGCTCATACACATGTTGAGCACTGGTGTGTCGTCTTTCACACGATTGGATACGTCTAGATCCAGATCCTTGACAACGATGTCCGAGCCGTATGCTGTAGTACCGTTACCAATTTGACTTGTTGTAATTTCTGCCATTTTATTCTCCTTGAATGTTGGCTATTATCTTCTGCCGCCGCGTATTTGTTGTAATCGCTGCACCAGTAAGTTGTCTCCGGCTTTTTTATCGCCGGCTTTGGCTTGTTCACGAAGTTTGCTCATGCTGTCATCTTGATTGCGTCCACCTGTGGAACCACCTCTGCGCTGTGTCAGGGCTGCCATACTGCTGCCTGCTGACTTGGTTGTGGGCTTGGATCGATATTTCAATCCATCACGCACCAGTGCTAGTAAATTCTCATCTGAACTGATCAAATCAATATTGGCAATACCAGGGATAATCTCGCCACGAGCTTCAGGCCAAACCTTGGCAACCTTGTCACGTAATTCGTTGTAGACATATTCGTTTCTCAACTCCTTGTCCTGGAACGCCTTGCGTGCAGACTCCAATCTTTCGCTCACTTGGTTTCTACGAACTTGACGGAATTGATCCACAGCTGGTTTCAACTGTCCAATAACACTTTGCTGTTGACGAATGTATTGTTCATTCTGTCTCATTGACGCTTGAATCCTAGCTTGTTGTCCGGGATCTTGCGTGGCAGCAAGTTGTTGTTGGAACGTGGTCTGATAACCTTGCGTTTTCACAATCTCATCGTAGGCACTTTGTAGGCGTGGTTCTACTGTAAACTCCATGGCCAGTGTTAATCCTTCTTGTTGGGCACGCTGGGCTTGAAGATATTCATCAAACTCCGCTCGCTCAACTTTTAACTGGCGTGCATCTTCGTGTATTGCTCCACCTTGACCTAGAATGGCTGCGGCACGTTTGGCATCAATTACAACTTCCTTACCATTGCGGGTAAATTTGAATTTGGCATTGGGATTAGTCTCTGCAAATTCAATAAAGTCAATAAGATCATCTGCCGAACTATTTGCGTCTGCTGGGCTTACCTCTTCAGGGGCATCAGCATTCAAATCGTCGCTTGCGTATTCTGTATCTTCAGTATCAGCAACTTCTGGCTCTACACTCTCGTGGGCCACAGGCTCTTGTGATCCTGTTGCAGTCTGCTCGGTTGCACGAAGTAGATTACGCTCGGTCTGCTCTCGCATGGCGGTCATCTTGGATGCAATTGAGTCCAGGCTAGGGACTGCTGGGTTGTCATTGGCCGTAGTCACTGGGTCAGGACTATTAGGCGTGATCATGGTTGTCATTAAATTTCCTTGTTTCAAATCGGGCCCAAAGGTTACCGTTGTGTAAACATATTTAGTCTGTGTGTCAAAAACAGACGATTATTGATTTTGGGTGTTTTCCCATTCCACAATTCTGTTGCGCATGATCACCGCACGTTTCAAACTGGCAATAAACGCATCCATGCCAGTGAGCTGATTGGCCACTGCTACTCTGCGAGCATTGTCGTCTGTGCTGTGACCCAGGATGGTGATTAGGCCATCCGCAAGATCAAACTTGAAGTGGTGCACAAAGAGAGCCAGTTCACGGTTTTTTAACAGTGCTTCTGCGTCACTTCCATACTTCTTAGCTTGATCCCTTTGTGCAGGGGTAAATTTCTTGTAGTTGTTTAGATCTACTGTCATGCGTGTGTTAAACGCTGCTACCACATCATCATCTATCATGTCATTTCCTTTGTCAAAATCTTATGAGTATACTTTGGGGTCGCCTGCGGCCATGCTCATGAAGTCCAGTTGACTTTCTGCGTCTTCGCCTGTGAGTTCCATTTGTATTTGCTGGACCTTGGCATCATTCAGGTTAGCCATACTCAGGTCTTTCTTGTCTGCAGGACTTGGTTCTCGGGTCTTGGCAGCTTCTTGTGCCTGTGAAATCATGGTTTTGACTTCTTCATCACTAGGCAAGTAGGTATCGCAGTCTTTTACACCCAACTGATACAGTATGTCTTCAAACGGTTTCTTGACTTTTTTATATATGTCTGGAGTTAGTGTGCCTGCACCAACCATGCCTTGTACTGTGTTGTACAAATCCATTTGTGCTTTTTGAATAATCTGTGTTCTAGCAAGTGCGTTTTCTTCACTCAGCATGCCCAGGGCCAATTCAATGTGAACTTGCTTGCGATCACAGAAGTTCATGTCGTCAAAGGCTTGATAGTCCAGGTAAATGGGCAGTTTGTCTGGATGCGAACTGGATGCCAGCTTCTTGACACCATAGTCATCACCGTACTGGATCAAGGTGCGCCATACCAACCACAAGGCTTCTCTTACGCCTTCAGCACAATTGCGCACTGTGTTGTCTTGAATGATCTGATTGGGTGTCAGCGCCATCTGCAGCTTGATGCCTGAATTGCCCGGTGCCATAACTTCTGGATTGAACACGTCTTGTGGAGTGGTCATGCCAATCATGCTCATGGTGTCTTGTTGAATACGGTTCATGGCCACTTCCAGGAACTGCAAGTTGCCTGAAGGTGGTGGCACAGCATACACGTCTGTGGCAGGATTGAACTTGCTGTCCAGGATAAAGATAGCAGCTTCGCCATCTTGCAGCATTTCAAAGTCCAGTCTGTCGGGTTTGACACCCAATCTTGGCGTTGCTGTCAAGAGGCCCAACTGGATTTCAGCTCTAGCGGCTGATGTTGCGTATTCCTGCATGGGAATCACGCTCTCTGCAATGCTCATACCATAGAAGTTGCCTGGTAGCGGCTTGGGACACATGTTGGCCACAGGGATAAACTCTACTTCACGTGCTGATATGATGTAGCTGCCTGAATAGATCAATTCAATCAGTTCCAGTTCACCATCACCATCAATGTCGTAGCGGTTCCACACTGTGACAATACTGACCTGGCGACTGTCTGGATCTGCTGAAGCAGCACTGCTCACAGGAATACCCATAACAGGTACTGAGTCTCTTGCGTGGATGGCCAGGTTGTTGAGCACTGAGCCTGCTTGATACGCACCATTCATGTTGTATTCAGCGTGAACACGAAATTCATCCAGGTTGATGTCTGGATACAGTTCTATGGCTTCCTGAATACTCATGGGATCATAGTAGCCGCAGAATGGTTGTTGACGCATTTCAGCCACTGTGGGATCACAGATCCAGTAGTGTTGTGCAATGGGATGAAACTTGATGTTGATTGAGTAGCCTGTGAGCTTGTACTTGGCAGTGTAGATGGTGTTTCTAGCAATGGCATCATCTAGCAAGCTGAGCTGATCATCCACAACACCTGCTACTGCCGCCGCACCTGACACAGCAATGTCTTCAGGCATGACATCATCATCCAGTTCTTGCAATCCATCAATGCGGCTTTGCATTACTGATTTGAATTGTGAGTCTTTTTGTTCAGCAAGTCCTTGGCCCATTTCAGCTGCCACTGCTTCTAGGTCTACGGAAGTGCGTCTACGGCTTTGGCGCAGTGCTGTGAGTCCAGATTCCCCTGCTTGTTGTTCAAAAGCTCGTAATTGATCCGCTGTGCCAGATGTTTCTACATAACGCACAATCTGTTCACGCACAGGCTTGATCATCATCATGCCGTTTTTGTGCATGGCAGCGTCCATGACCCAGCGTTCCATAATAAAGTGCGGGTCGTTCATCTGGTTCACAACCTTTGACACCATTTCTGTGGCTTGTCTGGCAGCTGCTTCATCTTCTTCTGAATCAGGCACAAACTCAAAGTTGATTTCGCCATTGGGTACCAGGCCTTTGGTAATCACAGCAGTGGCATAGTCCACAGCAGGTTTTACGCTGGGGTGAATATAATCTATGCCGTTTACGGGTGCTGTGGAGTCAGTCACCGCCAGCACCAAGTAGTGATAGTCACTGGCACGGTTCACAGCGTTCTTGGTTCCTAGGTAGCGTAGATATGAAGCCATCTTCACATCCATTTGATTCTTCATGCGCACAAAATTGGCGTTTTGGCGACGGTTCTGGTTGATTCTTTCAACAGGTATATTTTTTATGTCAAGCATTGGGCTTTATCCTCTGGATACATTATTTAGTGGTTCCACTAAATCCCTGGGTTTAGTGTGCGATTATAATTTGGGGTGCAGGGTCAGGATCTGCTGCCATACAAGCACGACACTCCGAACCAAAGTCTTCAATCTCTAAGGGCTCTATGCGCAGTTGTACACCATTGCCATCCGCAAGGTCTATCAGGGCCAGGGCATGCCGATGGCACAGCAACATCAGTCTGTTGCTCACGTAGATACGGCTGTCTGCTGGTTGTGTCATATCATCCTTTGGTGTATAAGTTGGCAATAACCTGGATCTATTTCAGTGCCAATGCTGTCCAGGCCCAACATTTTGGCAGCATACAAGGTAGTGCCTGATCCAGCGTAGGGATCATATACCACATCACCTGGATCACTTACCAGGGTCAAGCAGGCTGTGGCCAATTCTACAGGGTATGGTGCTGGATGGTTGTTGTTGGATTCTGGTGCTATGCTCCAAATAGTTTTCTTGTGTGTGGCATTGGCCTTGCGGACCCGGGGCTTGTCTTTGCACAACCAATAGATGCGTTCATCCACAGGAAACAGCATACGAGCATCCAGGGCAGGTGTGTTGCGTCTGTCCCATATGATCTCTTGATGTAGGATAGCGTCGCTGCGACCAATCCAGGACATGGGGTGGCTGGCTTGTCTATTCCACATGCGTATCTTGTGGTTGTAGAATATGCTGCCGTGCGGCTTCAGCAGTCTTAAACATTGATTGATTATATCTACTTGTTGTTGTTGATAAACATCTTCCGACAAATCGTCATTGAATGTGGCATAAGTTATGCCATTGGTGTTCCATATGCCTCGACGCTGAAGTTTCATGCCTCTAAAGCCTGTTAGGTTGTAGGGTGGTGAGAACACAATGGTATTCACGCATTCTGCTGGTTGTTGTTGCATCCAGGTCAAGCAATCTTGTTGATGTAGTTGATAGGTCAGACCGTGTCCTTTCTTGGGCGTCCACGTGGTCGGCCTGTGTACACGGGTCGGGGTGCGTTGACGTCAGGTTCAGGTACAGCGTCTATCTCGTCAAAGAACTCGTCCACGTCCTGTTCAGAGTTGGGATCCTTGCGGTGTTGCCGACACCACTGCAAGTGTATGCGTTCGCGTTCTTCTAGTGGTAAGAATTTGTATACTGACCAGGTGGGTAGTTTTGTTGTCATATCATTCTCTTGTGTATAAAATCTGCGTAGTCTGGATCTATTTCGGTGCCAATGGCTTCACAACCAAACTCTTTCTCTGCTACCCATAATGTGGTGCCTGTTCCAGCAAAGGGATCATACACCTGGTGTGTTGCGTTGGCCCCTGCCATACGCAAACAATGCCGCACAAGTTCTCGGGGGAATATGGCAGGATGCTTTTTATCACCTTTGAGTTCTTGAGTTCGATTGCCGCCAAACGATCCACAGGTTTCATAAGGGATGTGCCAGTTGTTCACAGTGGGTCTCCAGTTCCTGCCTGTGCGGCGTTCATTGTCTGCTGCCCAGGCTGGCTGATATGGCACACTGGATGCGGCTATGTCTATTTCAGTTTGACCTTTAGCAGTAAAGTGAAACATCATTTCGTGTCCGTTTGGCAAATACTTCTTGCTGGCAGTGACTACTCCGTGGCCTCTTACATGGCCATCTATCTCAATACATTTGGACCATACCATGGAGTTTTGTATGGTCCAGGGCACAGAGTCAGCCACACGATAAGGCAGCAATGGATCTCGTCTTGTGGGAGATATGTTTAGGAACAAGTGTCCTGTGGGTCGAAGTATTCTACAGGCTTCGGTCCATACTTGACTCTGCCAGTCAAGATACTGCTGGGCAGTCATCTTGTCGCCATAGGTGTTGTAGTTTAGGCCAATGTTGTAGGGCGGGCTTGACACAATGATGTCTATGGAGGCATCTGGTTGTGTGGCCATCCAGGTCAAGCAGTCTTGTTGATGTAGTTGATAGGTCATTATGTGTCCGGTGAATATGATCTTTTCCACGCAGGCTTGGTAGATTCATCTCTACGCACATATCTATCTCTTTGTGCTGCCATACGTTGCTGTGGTGTACGGTTGTCCCAGGGTTCAGCAATACCGTTGAGACATCCCAGTATAGCATATCTTGCACTATCAATACAGTCATCTGGGTCACTAAACCTGCCCTGGCTGTCCACATAGTAGTTCTGTGCTTCACGCAGGAAGTCCACACAGTTCTCGTTGACCATGAGGCTGCCCACTTCCAGCATCTGACGCATCTGGTTGATGCCATAGCTTTTGTGGTTTGTGACTCTGCCTTCGCTATCAGGTGGATTCATAATGGCCTTGCCATACACATTGAGTTCATATGATTCAAACAGTTCTCTTATGCTGGTGGCGCTCATGGTGTATCTGCCAGCAGTACTAGCATCAGCAGGTAGCACAATAGGAGTGCCAAACACTTCAGGACGAAGTAGATGATTGATATACTGTGTGGGCACAGCTTCTTCAATGCCTTGCACCAAGATCTGTTTGTGTAGGTATGCTGTTCGTTCATAAGGATCCCAGTACATTAAACTGATAACTGTTTTGTCATTCACAAGGCCAAGGTCAAGTGCAATGATCCTGTGTATGTTGGGCAAGCTGCGGAAGTCAATCTCTGACGGCTTGTAGGTGGGCCATTCACGGATCTGAAACACAGCACCTTTGCCCTGTATGGGCTTGCCTTGCATACGTGCTTCACGCTCATGTGGCAGGTAGTCACGCTCCAGTTGATCTCTTGTGCTCTGCAACAAGAATGGTTCACCCCAGGGATCGTATTCAGGCACGTCATCCCAGGCTACTCTGACATAGTCGTAGCCTTCTTCTCTATTCCAGAACTTTGATACCAGGCCGTTGAGACCCTTGAGTGGTGTGAAACTGCACATGACCATGCCCTGTGTGGTGGCGGTACGTGTGACTATTTCTGAAAAGAAGTCATCGGGAGGTTGCTCGTCAAACACCGCAAGGTTCAGTTTGAAACCCTGTAGTTGTCGCACCTCTTGTGTGTAGTTGGCAAACAACAGGTAACTCTTGCTTCCTGACACATGGCGTATCTCTACACCAATTGCATTGGCTCCATCACCTCGCATGGTATCAACTATGATGCAGTCTCTAGGTATGGCTCCTGTGCCCA